ATGTACTCCTCCTTTAGTTGGGTGGGGGCGGTGGTTAGCCGCCCCCATTACCTTCATTGGAGGATGTCCCCTCTGGCCCCCTCATTGAGCTGTGAGGAGTTCCAGAGGAACCCACCTCTTCCTCATCCGAAGAAGAGGCCGCTGCGGTACACCATGCACCCAGATATTATCTGGGCTTGGTTCTTCAGTAAAATACTGAAGTAACGCAGTGTCGTCATTGGTTGGGGTTCGGCGCTGTGTCGATATCATCGACAGAGCCCTCACCTCGACGCGCTGAAGGTGTTCGTTGTAACGACGTGGGAGTTCGTCACAACGAGGCCTAAAGCGGGTCTTCAAACCAAAGACCCCGGAGTTCGTAGCTACCCATGGCAAGTGCCTAGGTAGTGTCGACTCTAGGTAGGCGGCAGTGTTTAGCAAAAACTTCTGGTAAAAGTTATTGCGACACTCCACTACACTAGATAGAGACTCCGGTCCGCCATCGTACGGCTGCCTCCAATAGACGGGTGTCACATTGACGCCGTCAAAGGAGTCAACCCCACAAGACTCTCTGAACTTACCAGTCCAGAAACTCTTGCTGGTATTGACCTTGAAGTATAGTACTTCAAGAGCACGTACGAATAGCTCCCGACTGTCAGTGGGGATGACTATGTCATCCCCAAAGACGGCCACCTCGCCTGCGAGAGACTCTAGATCCCATTGGCTTAACCGCCTGAAACCGCGCTTGGTAGCTACGGCTGCAAGGGCAATACCTAGGAATACTAGACTCTCGACAGGAAAGGTATTGGCGCTGCCCATCGTTGAGAATTTTCTCAAGTCGACAGCATCTGGCACTTTCTGCGTCAGATGCTGCCGAACGCGACGGGTACGTGACGCTCGCAGGGCCCGCAGCAGTTCAGGGTTTCCCCTGAAGTACTGCCCTGCGACGTGACAGGTGACTCGATCCGATGCCGCCGAAAGATCGACGGTCGCGAGCGAGCCCGTTTCCGAGCCTTCCGTACAGAGTTGTTGGTTGAGTCGTTGGTCGCGGAATGCGACAAATGCTCTGAGCCAACTCCGTCTGGTACGGGAGCCAAAGTAGTGCCAGCAATTTTGCTGACACCACTGGTGCTCTGATGGTTCCGCTGCAATAAGCCGCGGTCCCGAAAAGGTCTTGGGAACAGCGATGAGGCGTGAGGTCGGAATCTTAGATTCGATCCCCACACCATTTTCGCACCTATCTGCCCAACTGCTATGATTATGGAAACCACAATCAGCAATAGGGTACACACTTTCCAGAACTTCTGACCAGTTCGACCAACAATATTTGTTAGTCGGCCCAGTAGCTTCTGAAATAGCGCCAGGACCATGTCTGAACCTCCATTCTGCGGGCCGATAAGGCCCTAGGGTGGTGGTCACGATCCCCGACACAATGTCGAGGTTCGTGAGGAAGATCGACAGCTCGGCCCGGGTTACCGGGTCGTACTGCGCAATCCGCTCTCTTAGCAAAGACGAGCTACCAAAACCTTGGTAGGGCGACTGAGCGACGAGTTCGGAGGGCGTAGAAGCGTTCCAGAAGCTTTCAGGTTCTGGTAGCTGGCTGTCGGTCTCAACAAATTCGACGACTTCGTCTTCGATTTTGCTGAGGCTGCAGGGGTAGACTGTCTTTTTCGCGACAAATAAAATTTGTCGTAGGAAAAAGATAGCTTCCGTACTACAATCTTCCCTCAGAGATCCACACTCGTGAAAAACCAGTAGGTAGAGTCCCCGAAGAAACTTCGGAATCACTACCCTACCAGAAAACCTCTTCGTCAGAGGTAATCCTGATAGATTGTACTGGCCGCCGGCAAGACACCTATCCAAGTGCTTGCCAACAGCTGGGAGGTCTTCGAGATAAACCCGAATTCCTCTTCGCTCCACGAGTGCTTCGAGACGGGTGAGATCTTTCTCAAACTCCGCCCCGAGCGTCGGGAACGTGGCTGCAGCGTCTTGGAAGAGCGCTGCATACACGTTGCTCAGCTCCCTAACATGGCATTTAGACATAACTGGATTATCTCCGGTAAATGTCCCATGCTGTTAGAGTGCTCCTTTCTTCAACCAGAGCTGGAAACCTTCTACCTAACGGCACCCGGTAACGCACCGGGGGCGAACAGCGTTTTGCTGAACGCCGTTAGATATTAGGATTCCCAGCCAAACAACCCCACGAGTAGCGCGTTCGACGACAGGATGATTTTATCAGCCATGGCGTCGGCTAGCGCGACACTCGAGTCACTGGGCAGATGCTCAGTGACGAAGTAGAACTTGCGTTCGTACTCCGGGGTGGCGCCGGCAGCGAAAATGGTCTGCACAACTTCGACGTTGTGCCGATCATAAATCGCCGGTCGTGCCGTAGTTGGACTCGTT